ACGCTAACTTTAGCGGCTGATACTATTTCTGTAGTAAACTATACAGGTGCAGCAGCATGTGCTGCAACTTTACCTGCAGCAACACAAGGAACTGTTGTTGTTTACTGTCAGTCTAAAGACACTACTGGCGGAACTGCAACTTTATCTTTTGATTGTGCTGGTTCAGATGCATATGCAACTGGTTCAGTAATTGAATCAAGAGGTTCATCAGAAGTAACTTTTGATACTTCAGCAGCTGGTGAAACTTTATTGACTTTCACACCTGCTAACGCAGCAACAAACCTTTTAACAACAGCTGGACAGATTGCGTTCATTTGTTATGAAAAAGGTACATGGCACATTGCAACATCATTAGCGAGAGAAACTACTCAAACTACTGGTACATTTGCATTTGCGTCATAATAAATAAATTAACTCGGGGCGCCTGGTAATGCAGGCGTCCTTTAAAAGGAGGAAAACATGGCAGACACAGTATTAAATACAACTGTATTTGACGGAGCAAAAAAACTAATCACTCACTATAATGTGGTTTCTGATTCTACTGGAGGCACAACTAAAATAGTTGATGTTTCTGAATTAAATTCAAACAATGGTAAAACTTGTAAAACTGTAAGACTAAATAAAATTAGTTTTAACGTTTCAGTAACAGCACCAGTTGATGCAATCAGAATGTTATGGGATGCTGACACAGATGTCGTATTTCAAACATTAGCAGGAGAGATGGAATATGATTACTCATCTTTTGGTGGCTTAAAAAACACTGAAGCTACAAACTTTACAGGAGATGTAAATGTCACTTTACCAGCTTGTTCAAATGGAGATTCAGCTACAATCGTTTGTGAATGGATTAAAGTCTACGAATCGTAGGAGTTTAAATGGCTAATACTACTTCGGGAACAACAACGTTCGATAAAACTTTTGCTATTGATGAAATAGTAGAAGACGCTTTTGAACGTATTGGATTGCAAAACGTTGCAGGTTATCAACTTAAATCTGCAAGAAGATCTCTTAATGTTCTTTTTCAAGAGTGGGGCAATAGAGGTATTCATTATTGGGAAATAGCAGATACCAATATAGATTTAATTGAAGGACAATCCGACTATGATTTTTTTAGATCTAGTGATGATGGTACGAGTGCATCAACCACGCCAACAAATGGTATTTATGGAATGTCCGATGTCCTTGAGTCACAATTAAGATCTAATAGAACTCAAACAACTCAAGCAGATTCTCCAATGACAAAAGTAGATAGATCAACTTATGCAGGTTTTTCTAATAAATTATCAAAAGGAACTCCTAATCAATATTGGGTAGAAAGATTTATTGATAAAGTTACAATACACGTTTATCCAACTCCCGATTCTACAAATGCATCTAAGGATATGCATATATATTATATTAAAAGAATACAAGATGTAGGAGATTATACAAATGCAACAGATGTTCCATTTAGATTTGTGCCTTGTATGATAGCAGGTTTAGCTTTTTATCTTTCACAAAAGTTTCAGCCACAGCTTACACAACAAATGAAATTGTATTATGAAGATGAATTAGCAAGAGCTTTGGCAGAAGATGGTTCAGCTTCTAGCACGTACATAACACCAAAAGCATATTACCCAGGAGCATAATTATGGACAAAGATAAAATACAATCAATAGCTGATGAAATTGCTGATGAAGATTTTGGTCAAGAGTTTTATGATCTAAGTCAAAAACAACAAGACAGAGTTTATAGGAAAGCAATACAAAAATTAAATGATATGTTAGCTGATAGAGCTGACATGATGAGAAAAAGTGAAAAATATGGTGGTCTTATTGATAAACCTTTAGGACCTGGTGGTAAAAAGAAAAAGAAAAAGAAAAAAGGTAAAAAATAATGCCAAAATACGCAACAGGAAAACACGCAAAAGCAATATCTGATAGATCAGGTGTTGAGTTTCCATATAGAGAAATGGTTAGAGAATGGAATGGTTCTTTTGTTCATGTATCTGAATTTGAACCAAAGCAACCACAATTAGAACCAAAACCAATGTCAGCTGATGCTGTATCTTTAAGAAATGTTAGACCAGCAAGAACAGAAACAGCTGTTCCTTACTCTTTACCTGAAAATGCTTTTGAAACATACGCTGCATCTTCAAGAGTAATTAATGTAACCGCACCTGGACATGGTTTAACAAATGGAACAACATATAGATTTAGAGGTACACCTGCATTAACTTCTGCAGGAGGAGGAACTTTTCAATATAATAATCCAGCAAGCTTTGATGGAATAACAGGAGCAAATATTGCAAAAGCGGCAGGGTATGCAATAACAACTGGTATATTTAAAGATGATGCAAGAGTTAGTACAGATTATGCAACTGCTAATTTTTTTTATTTTACAGTTGATACAGATACTGCTACAAGTGGTAATGTTAAAGGAGGAGGAGTTGGCTGTTCCGTTGGTCCAGTCACATTAGAAGCATGAGAAAAATAATTAAAAGATGGTTGTGTAAAGTACTTCGCATTAAAGAATGTCAGTGTCAAAAAGAAGTAGATCCACACGAAGAATTGTATCTACATACACCAGAACCAGAGGTTCCAGCGTATAATAGAAAACTAGAAAAAATAAATAGAAAACATAAAAAAGGATCTGAATAATGGCTGGGCTAAGTTACAGTGGATTAGTTACACAAATTAGAAATTACACTGAAACAGATTCTAACGTGTTAAGTACAGATACTTTAGAAAACATAATTCTTAATGCTCAGTATAGAATTATGAGAGAAGTGCCTATAGATGCAGATAGACTTCAAAAATTAGGTAATTTTGTTGCCGGACAAGAAACAATAAATGTACCTGGTGGAGCTTTGTTTGTCAGAGGTGTTCAAGTATATGACACAGCTGGATCAGAAATTACAGGAGCCAATAGATGGTTAGAGAAAAAAGATTATACATACCTACAAGAATATCAAGATATTACAGGAACATCTGCCGCTCAAGGCCAACCTAAATACTATGCTATGTATGGTGGTGCCACAGGAGATGGAGATACTAATTCTGGACGTATAATTGTAGCTCCTGTTCCAAACACCACTTATAGATTTAGAATTCATTATAATAAAATGCCAGCTACTTTGGCTTCAGATAATACTAGTAATTATATTAGTCTTAATTTTCCAAATGGACTATTATATTGTTGTTTGTCAGAAACATATGGATTTTTAAAAGGCCCAATCGATATGTTGACATTATATGAAAATAAGTATAAACAAGAGGTACAGAAGTTTGCTAATGAGCAAGTCGGTAGAAGACGAAGAGATGACTACACTGATGGCACTGTTCGTATACCGATAACTTCAGCGAACCCGTAGGAGATAAAATATGGCAATAACATCGGCAATTTGCACAAGTTTTAAAGTAGAACTTTTAAAAGGAGTTCATGATTTTACAGCTACAACTGGTAATACTTTTAAAATAGCTTTATATACCAGCGACGCAACTTTAGGAGCAGGAACAACTGCTTATTCAACTTCAAATGAAATTACAAACTCTTCTGGAACAGCATACACTGCTGGAGGAGCAACACTTACAAGTGTAACTCCAACAAGTTCTAGTACCACAGCACTTTGTGACTTTTCAGATGTAAGTTATACTTCAGCATCTTTTACAGCTAATGGTGCATTAATATACAATGACTCAGCATCAGGTGATCCTGCTGTTTGTGCCATTGCATTTGGTGCAGATAAAACTGTAACTAGTGGAACTTTCACAATTCAATTCCCTGCGGCAGCAGCAACAACGGCAATCATTAGATTAGCATAAGGAGGAACTCCTTATGGCATCAACCTGGGGCAACAATACTTGGGGAGCCAATACTTGGCAATCTGATGAGGTAGTTGTATCAATTACTTCACCAGGATCAATATCAGCATTAGGAACAACAGAATCTTTTAACTTAGAAGGTTGGAGTAGACAATCTTGGAATAATTCTGGATGGGGTGTTGAATATGCTGTTGAGCCAACAGGTTTATCTACTAGTTCTTCTATTGGTTCAATAACAACTATTAATACAGTAGAAGTAACAGGTCTTTCTTCAAACGTTGATGCAACTTTTCCAACTGTTGATTTAGAAACTCTTATAACACCAACAGGTTTTGGAATTACTACTTCTGTTGGAGAGGTAGAGGCTTCTAATTTTGATGGTTGGGGTAGACAAGAATGGGGTATTTCTGGTTGGGGTGTAGAGTATTCTGTAGAACCAACTGGATTAGAAATAACTTCTTCTCTTGGAACCATAACAACTGTTAATAAAGTAGAAGTAAGCGGTTTAGAAATTACCTCTTCTGTAGGAGAAATTACGCCTGCAGATGTAATTGGAGTAACTGGTCAATCTATAACTTCTGCAGTTGGCGATCTTTCTAATTCTGGAACTCTTGTTGGTTGGGGCAGAAATGGTTGGGGTGAAGAACCTTGGGATGCTTCAATAAATTCTCTTGTTCAGTTAACTGGGGTATCTGCAACAACTAATGTTGGCTCTATTACGCCTGCTGATGTAATGGGACTAACTGGAGTATTTTCAACTGCAAGTGTTGGAGACATTACACCTGCTGACGTAATAGGAATAACAGGTGTTAGTTCTACAGTTGATGTTGGTACAGTAGCTATAGTAGAAAGTATAACTTTAACTGGAGTATCATCAACAGTATCTGTAGGAGCCATAACACCTGCAAATCAAGTAATGGGATTAACAGGAGTATCTTCAACAACAAATGTTGGAGATGTAGTAATTTCATCAAACCCTGTAATTGTACCTACAGGTTTATCTTCAACAGTATCTGTTGGTTCTTTGACACCAGCGGATGTTATAGGATTAACTGGATTATCCTCAACAAGTTCTGTAGGTGCTTTAACACCAGCAGATGTAATGGGTTTAACTGGAGTCTCATCAACTACATTTTTGGGACAAATAACAACAATACCTATTTACGGTGATGTTGACACCGGTTCAAATTCATCATATAGTGCAACAGCAACAGGATCTAATAGTAGTATTTCTGGGGTTGCAACTGGATCAAATACAAGTTATAGTGACGTAGCATAGGAGAAAAATATGGCATCAACATACACACCTCTTGGTGTAGAACTTCAAGCAACTGGTGAAAACGCTGG